TTGATACACCAATTGGAACGTTCCCACTACCAATTTAATATTGATAGGATTATAATATAATGAAATTATTTGGCTTTGAAATAAAGCGTCAAGATCAATCGTCAGTTCCTAGCATAGTTGCTCCAGGAGCTGACGACGGGTCAGTTGTAACTATTGGTAACTCAGCTGCCTACTACTCTCAAGTAATGGATCTTGAGGGTGTAGTCAAGAATGAGAACGACCTTATCCGACGCTATCGTGAGATTTCACAGTATCCAGATTGTGATTCTGCTATCGAAGACATCATCAATGAAGCGATTGTTGTTGACGAAGCAGACCAATCTGTTGATATTGTATTGGATGATCTAAATTTATCAACTGGAATTAAGAAAAAGTTTCAAGAAGAATTTGATAATGTATTGAGACTATTAAAATTTGAGCAAAAAGGACATGATCTATTCAGGTCTTGGTATATTGATGGTCGGTTATATTATCACATTCTAATTGACGAAAATAAAGTTAAGAACGGTATCGTTGAGCTTAGATATATTGATCCACGTAAGATCAAAAAAGTTAAAACGTTACATAAAGAAAAAACTCCTGATGGAGTTGAGGTTGTAAAAAAGGTAGAAGAATACTATATCTACAATGATAAAGGTATTAACGGTTCTACCACGCAGGGTGTAAAACTATCAGACGATTCAGTTTTATATTGCCCCTCAGGATTACATGATGCAAATACAGGTATGATGCTTGGTTATTTGCATAAAGCAATTAAGTCTGTCAATCAGTTGAAGATGATTGAAGACGCTGTTGTGATTTATCGTATTAGTCGTGCTCCAGAACGTAGAATTTTCTATGTTGATGTAGGCAACTTACCTAAGCTGAAAGCTGAGCAATACGTTAACGACTTGATGAATCGCTACAGAAATAAGATTACATATGATGCAACTACTGGTGAGGTGCGTGACGATAGAAAACATCTTTCAATGATGGAAGATTTTTGGATGCCAAGACGTGAGGGTGGTAGAGGTACTGAAATCACCACACTTCCTGGAGGCCAAAACCTTGGAGAGATTCAAGACATTGAATATTTCCAGCGTAAGTTATATCAGTCGCTAAACGTGCCAATGTCAAGAATGAATCCAGATCAATCATTTGGTCTTGGTAGAGCAACAGAAATTAGTCGTGATGAGGTTAAGTTTAGCAAATTTATCGGACGTATAAGAAGAAATTTTACTGATTTATTTACTGATGCGTTAAGAGTACAACTTGTAGCAAAAGGTGTAATTAGGGCAGATGAGTGGGATACATTAAGACCATTTATTCGCTACGACTTTAAGAAAGATAACTATTACACTGAGTTGAAAGAAAACGAAATCTTACAACAAAGATTGGCAATGCTACAACAAGTTGAACCTTACATTGGTAAATACTACTCAATGGATTGGGTAAGAAAGAATGTATTACATCAACCTGATGAAATGATCGAGGAAATCGACGCACAGATTGATGATGAAGAGAGGCGACATTTTGACAATGCTCAGAGAGATGGCACTCTTGCTGCGCATAAACAGATTGCTCAGCAAAGTGCATTGTCCGATGCTGGTTATGGTGGAAACGAAGAAAGTACTGATCAAGGACAAGGAGATGAACAATGAGTACGCAAGATTTAATATCGGCTATTTCTAATGGCGAGTATACAGATGCTGAAGCTGCATTCAATGGAATTATGGCAGATAAAGTTTCTGATGCGCTAGACGCTAAACGTGCAGAAATTTCTAAGAGTATGTTTAGCACTGAAGAAGAAGCTGAAGCAACTGAAACAGAAACACCTGAAGTTTCGGCAGACGCTGAAGAAGCACCTGCTGAAGTTGAGGAACCAGAAGTTACAGCTGAGGCTGAACCTGAAGTTGCAGAAACGGAAGAGTAATGTATTATCAACAGTTCTATAAAAGTTTAAATGAAGATACCAAAACATTTTTGTCTTTTGGTAGAACTGTTCGCTTTTGTAATGGAGTAATAAATATTGATGGAGTAGAAGTAGAAGAAAAGTTTAGTAGTATAGAAGAGGCGAGAGAGTATTGTAAAAACTTATACCTCTCAGAAAAACTTGAAGAAGATATTAAAACTGAAACATACGAAGAATTAAACGAAGATACTATTGCGAATATAATTTCTAATCATCATTCAATTAAAATTACTGACACGCTGATAGAATCATATTTAGAACTCGCTTCTTCTAAACTTTTTACTGTTGACCCTGTAGTATGCGATATAAAAAAAGCAAATAGATTAGATTGCATATTAGAGGGAAAACTTGATTATAAACTTTCTGATGGAAGTATCATTATTATTAGTGAATCTTCGCAACAAAAAATGAATGATCTGTTTAAAGATCAAAAAGAAATTATTGAGTATATGCGAGAAAGTAAAGATAACTTTCTTCATGTCTTAGAACTTATAGAGGAATAACGATGACTGTCGCAACAACAATTTTAAAGAAAACGCAGACAGAAGCGATTGTTAAGGTTGCAGGAACTGCTGCTGCAGGAACAATTGATTTAGATGTGGATTTGGTAGCTTCTACTGAGTCTGCAGGAACTGCTGGCACGCAACTTGTTAATATTTCTGCTGTTCAATGGACAGGTGCAGCGGGAGGTGTTATTACGATAACTAGAGGTAGTGTTGTAATTATGACGCTTCAAGCTAATGCTTCGGGTAATTTTGATATGACTGGTCAAGAAATGATTCCTGACAGCGTAGAAAATGATTCTGATATCGTTGTTACTATCTCAGGAGCACAAGCAGAATGCTGGTTACGTTTAAGAAAAGTAGCTGGATATAATACTAAGATTCAGCCTGAACAGTATGGTATCTATGACGACGAAACTTCAACGTCAGCATAAGGAGCTGTAATGAAACTAATTAAAGAACTAAACGAAACAGTAGAATTTATTACTGAAGAAAACGAAGAAAAAGGTAAACAGTATTTTATCAAAGGTGTTTTTCTTCAGTCAAATTTAAAGAATCGTAATGGTCGTGTTTACCCAAAAGAAGTTTTACAGAAAGAAGTAAAACGTTACACAACTGAGAACGTAGAAAAGAATCGTGCTTTTGGTGAGTTAGGACATCCTGATTCACCTACGATTAATCTTGATCGTGTTAGTCACATGATTAAAGAATTATATGAAGACGGTGATAACTTTATTGGTAAAGCGAAAATTATGGATACACCATATGGAAAGATTGTAAAAAATCTTTTAGATGAGGGTGCTACTATTGGTGTATCGTCAAGAGGTATGGGAACTTTGCGATCAGGTAAGGGTGGTGTCGCTGAAGTTTCAAATGATTTTGTCCTAGCTACTGCTGCAGACATTGTTGCAGATCCCTCTGCGCCAGATGCTTTCGTGGAAGGTGTTATGGAGTCTAAGGAGTGGACCTTTGTTGATGGTAAATTCGTGGAAAGGGACTTAGAAGAGATGAAGGAAACCATTAGGAAAACTAATTCTCTTCAGTTACAGGAAGCCAAAATTAAGGCTTTCCAGCATTTTCTACAAAAAATTAAATAATATAAATAGTATTATTGAGGGATCTCAATAGAAATTCACAGGAGATAAAAAGAATGTCTATCGAACAAAAAATCAGTGAACTATTGGAGGAGAGCAAAAAAATGAAAAATGATCTCCAAGAAGAAGTTCAAGAAGTTGAAGAGCAAGCCGAAACTGTTTCTGAGGATGCAGTTGAGGAAACTTCTTTAGAAGAAGCTGCTGGCGAAAAGATGAATAAGATTGACGCTGAGCACGACGAAGAAGAAGTTAATAAAGATAACGCTAAAGCTGCAGCTGCTACTAATACTGAAGCTGCTAAAGCAAGCGCATCTGCAGAAATGCCATCTACTAATCTTAAGAAGATGAAAGAAGATGTTGATGCGTTGTTGAATGGCGAAGAGCTTTCTGAGGAGTTCCGTGAGAAAGCTGAAACAATTTTTGAGGCTGCTGTTATTTCTCGTGTTAAAGCTGAAACCGTTAAGTTGGAAGAAGCATACGCAGAAAAACTAACAGAAGCTAAGAAAGAACTTGAAGAGGGTCTTGTTGAAAAGGTTGATGGATATCTCGGTCTTATGGTCGAGCAGTGGATGGAACAGAATGCACTTGCCCTTGAATCTGGTATGAAGTCTGAAATTCTTGAAGGATTTATTGGTGGATTGAAGTCTCTTTTCGAAGAGCACTACATTGATATCCCTGAAGAGAAGTTTGACGTATTGGGTGAAATGGAATCAAAGATCGAAGATCTAGAGTCCAAACTCAACGAGTCAGTTGAAGATAGTCTTTCAATAAAGAAAGAACTCGATGCTATGAAGCGTATTAATACTATCGACGAAATTTCTGAAGGTCTAACTGACACTGAAGTAGAAAAGTTCAAAGGTCTAGCCGAAGAGCTTTCTTACGAAGACGTTGACTCATTTACGAAAAAACTTCAGACAATCCGTGAAAGTTATTTTACAAATAAGGCAAAAACAGAAGTTAATTCTGTAGTCACTGATGAGCCAGTTGCTGAGACAAAAGTTCTCTCTGAGACAATGTCACGATATGCAAATGCTCTCGGAAACACATCTTTTAGATAAGAATAGAAAGAGGTAAAACGAATGGATCGTAAACAACTAATGGAGAAGTGGTCACCAGTTCTTAACCACGAATCTCTTCCAGAAATTAAAGATAACTACCGTAAAGAAGTTACGGCAGTTCTTCTTGAGAACCAAGAACGTGAAATGGGTAAGCAAGCTGATATGAT